CTGGAAAGCAATTTACAGCACAAGAATATAAAGCATTTAAATGCTTCACTCAAGCAGAAATAGCACGGGTTCAGTATGCCATGAAATGGTATATGAAAGTAAGTTTATTTTTGAACAGCGTTTCTGTCATTTTGGGTGTATGTGGCTTGTTTAAAACAACTACTGTGGCTTTCCCTGAAGTTAATTTAAAACCGCAGGGTTTAAGAAAAGACGCTAATCGCGCCGGGATGTTTGTGTCAGGACTATTATCATTATGCATTCTTCTTTTGGCACCTTTAATGGGGGCAAAGAAAGTCCTCAAACACCTGGAACCAATAATTTCGGTTCTAAAACAAATACCTTATGCAACCTGGGTTCTTTCACTGATCAAGAAATGGTTTAGTGGAAATTTTAATTTTGATGATTTACCTCAGGATATGCATGAATGGCAACGACAGAAGGAAGATATGGATGATGCAGAAGCTATGGATGATGCACTCTCTGATGTGAGAGAAGCAACCAATAAAATGGAAGTAATAGTTAATCGCCCCAATAAAATAGATCCTTCGAAAGGAAAAAGTGTGAAGGTTGAAAATGTTCCCTCATGCTCTCCCCCAAAGATGTCCGCTGAAGATGTGATGGCAATGTACACTCGTCAACACATAATATACCGTGTGGAATTCAATTATAATATTGATAATCCTATGTTCATGATTCGTTATGGTCCCGAGCTTAAGAAAGCTATGGCTGTGCCACAAGACATTTTGGCAGATTGGTTTGCTGAAAATTGGAAAATACGATCTGGACGAATATATTATGAAGGTACAGTGTATTCTTCACTAAATGAATTTTTGTCGATAGCAAAAGTTCCAGATGTCAATGTAGATACAAGTGAAGAATCAGACACAGAGGAGTTAATCGTTGCTGATGTTCTACAAGCTCAGACTTCAAGAATTGGAGATAAAAGTGATCTAGACTGCAAAGTTAGAGAAAGATTAGATGAGGACACGTATGCTGATATACAAGCTAAAGTGGACTTACCAGTTCAGGGTTTTCCGTACGGTGAAAATTGTTTTTCATTGAGAGATACTTATGAAATGTATTTTGCCGATTATGTGAAGTCATTCGCAGAAATGTGGGATGAAGAACCAGATGAATTGATTGATCTTAAAGGTAATGTTCGCGTTGTAAGTGAACCACCTCAGAAATCCTATTTGGCATGGCTGTGGAGTGAAATTTTGACAATTCCCGAC